CCACTCATACCGCTGGGGAAACGGACGGTATCGGCGCGAAGGTTGCCGTTGGCGTCGCGTGTAGTCGCGGCCCAGTTTGGCCCAGAATCAATCCACACATATCCGAGTGCTGCGAGTCCGTCATTTACCCGGTTGGTTGCGATTGCCAACAGGACGTATTCGCTAATGTTGGCTCCAATATTGGTGGCAGCACAGCAGACCACGCCGCCGTTTGCCGCCCCTTCACTGTTGTTGGTTCCCCAAGTTGCGTAAAACGGAAAGTTGGCGCACATGATGGGTTTGACGGTATTAGGACTGACAATCCGGGCAGAGCTTCTGAATTCTGAGGAAAAAACAATTGAGTTTGATAATTTACCCAGAAATGTATTACTACCACTGGCGTTATTTGCAATAACATCTGATATTGAAACAGTTGAAGGGGATGGAAGTATTTGGCCGAGGTTTATCTTGGATGTCCCAAAGCTGTTGCTGGTGACGCCAGAGTGAGTGCCACTGAACGTGCCGTTGTTAAACGTGGTTCCCAAAACGTCAATTGTCCCACCAAGCTTGTTGGTGGTGAAGGGCGTTGATTGAATGGGCGGCGGAACTGCGCCGTAGGATGCGGCAGCCAGAGATAGAAACAGTCCGATTGTAGCGATGATTTTTTTCATAGTTTTGATTTTCAGTTGAAGTCGAAATTTTACGGAGCAGCGATAATTTGTTCCCAGCCGGTATTGGTGGCACCGGCCCCGGTTTTGACCCACACCGACCCTTGCGCCGTGTAGTAGATGGCCGGGCGCGTGGCGGTGACTGCGGCGTTCGGGGTGACATCGGTGGCACTGTAATAAAGCTCGGTTGTGCCGCCCCCGCCTCCGCCGCCGGTCACAAGAACCCAGCCAGTGCTATCCGTGCCGGTTTGCTTGACGTAGAAATTTCCGTTGCTGGTGTCAACGTAGTAGCCGCCCGGCCCGGACGTTACAACGCCTTCAGGGGAGCCGGAGCCGGAATTGGGGTTCCTGTTGTCGAGGCCGACGCGGGGATCAGTGATGCTTGCTTTGTAATTTCCGTAGTTGTCACTCATGCACACAGGATAACCCGTGTGACACGCTCAAAAAACAACCGAAGGTGAAACGGCGCAGAAAATCACACCAGCTAAGGCGTTGCGCCAGAACTGGCAATGGCTTCAGTCACAGAACCGTCGGGAGATGTAACCCGCAAACCGAAATTCGGAGGCTTGTTTGTTGGGGTTGGCGCACCGCCACCCAAAGATTCCTTGCCGTAGGCGCTTTCCGCCATTTTAAGTAAATGCTGGCACGTTTCATTGTGCGCCTGAGCGGCCAATGCGACGGCTTGAATCGCCTTCGCCCGGTCTGCGGCAGGAATTACCACCTTGGATTCCGGGTCTATCGACTCGCCCCGCGCCAGCTTCGATCCGGCTTCGATTGCCATTTCAATTTGCTCAAGCGTATTCATTGATTGAGTTGCCAGAATCTTACGCAATTCAATCGGCTGATTGAGGAAACCGCCCAGTTCGGACACCGCACGCATCCCGGCAACACCCCACTTTTTATTGCTCCAACCAAGCTTTTTGGCGGCTTTTATGGCCGTATCCTTGTCGATTTTCACAACCCCATCATCCGGCGCAGCAGCCAAGTCCCGATTAAATCGCCTGCCCTCTGAGGCAATCATTGCGGCGGAAGGTTGGCGACGACCTCCGGGCGCGGCGGCAGGCGCGGGCGGTGCGGGCGGTTCAATCTCAAGACCCTCTTTGGCTGGGTCAATTTCGGGCGTTGCGCTGGTTTGTTCCATGTAGAATAATCTCCTTCAAATGTTGGTTTTTACAAGGCTTTTCGCACTGCGGCGTTCCATCCGGCATGGTAATCTTCCACGTTATCGTCAAGCCAGCACGTCTTGCTGGCGATCATGGCAGACGCTTCGCAGTTGCACCAACAACCCATGTCTGGCGCTACCCGACTGAGCGGGCTCGAACACGAGCGGAGCGGGCGGTAAAATATCGGGCAGCGGTAACATGCCGCCATTCGCTGCATGTATTCCTTTCGTGGCGTCTTGCCGCCATTCCAGAGGTAATCATTCCAGATGGACACCGCACCCCGCAGCCGGGGCCAAGTCTGCATCGGATGGCGAAAGACGGCACAGGCGGCAACAAACAACGCGCCAGCAAGCCGCAGCCACCTACAAAGATACCGTATGGAGCGATGTCGGGATGCGTTCACGTTGAAGATTGTTGAGATTGACTGTTTCCAGTTCGTCATAACATTCACTGGCAAGGGCATAGGTCAGGGCGTCGAAAACGTGCTTGTGAACAGAACCCCTTGCGATTCCACCAACTGCGGTTGTGCCTTTCTTGAGAGACTTGAACATCTCGTTTGTCTGCGGGCATTTGTCATTGCTGAGAAAATATCGTTCCTGAAACAGAAGCTTCCGCATCAGGTCAATCCGTTGCTGGACAGAACCCTTCCCGCGAGCGGCGGCGACCATCGCAATTCGCCCGCCAGAAGCCTCCAAAATGTGCTGATGCCAGTAGCGATCAGAGAAGGCAACCTTCATGTCGAAAACGCTTCGATCACTCCAATGCGTCCATTGCATTTTGGCGGGCATTTGAGCGATTTGCTCCCACCAATCCATCTTGCGCACAAGGGTTTCCACGAAATCAAGAAGGTCGAAGTCAGCGCCAGTAATAACCAGTTCGTCAAGTTGGTTGAAAATTGGGAATCCACGGTATTTCGGGAAGGCAACCGGGTCTGGGTTGATTTTGTCCAAGACGACTGAAGCGCAGTTCGTGACGCCGGGGTCGCTTCCGGTAATCAGTTGGAAGCAACCCGAATGCGGAAGGATAATCTCCGGGTTGTAATCGTTCGAGGCACTGCTAATTTCCCCGATGACATGGAACTTGGGCCGGAAAACCTTGTAGAAAATGGCGTCCTCAGATGCGGTTGTCCACTTTCCGTAATAATACCGAGATAGCAAATCTTCACTGTGCGCGAAGTCCGCCATCAGTGAGGCTTTCTTCTCCGGAGAACACGCAAGGTTGTCGTCAATCGTGAACTCAATCAGCCGGAGCGCGTCCCGAAGCGGCTTCATGGTGGCAACGGGAACATCGGGAAAATTCTTCTCAAGAGCCGCATCGTCCATCTTTGGAAGCTCATACCAGAGCTTGTAAATCCAGCTTGCCGTGCCGTCCTCTGAAGGGTTCGTATCGCACAAAAGGAGATGATCTTCTTCCTTGAGATGAATCATGCGCAACGCCTGCTTGAGCGTGTCGAAAGTTTTACGCTTCAGGAATTTGCTCAACTCATTCACGAAGAACATTGAGTACCGCTTGCCCTTAAACCTTGCCTCAACTTCTTCTTCATTCTTCAATGATTCCAAGGTTATTTTCGTCTTGTTGCCCCACCTGTTGCTAACTTCGCACGCCGGTTTCTTGGTGACATTTTGAATGTATGGCTTCCTGATCCACTGCATTCCGAAATTGCCACCGATCCATTCCGGCAGGACAATTTCAGTCAAATCCGTCCACACGCCGGAGTCGATTCCGACAGATTGCGTGATTGTGAGAAGGCAGATGTTCCCCTTGTCGGTGTTCCAAGCGTGCTGTGGAATTGCGTTCAGAGCGCCAACTGTTTTCGATGCGTAGCGCGGGCCGGATGCGAGGATGAGATTTTTCTTGGAGGGCAAACACGCCTGCATTAACTCAATTTGCTTTGGGAAAAGCCCGGGGTTCCAATGTCCTTCGGCGTCAACTGGCATAATGCTGGTTCATGGGGTTGCTGGATTTCTGTTGCGACTTTATGACCGTCGCCTTACTGTCGCAACAGTAAGCCTATTCCAGCGAGGCTTTCAACGGAAATTATTTATGAATGCCATTGCCCAATCAAATCTCGGAACTCAATCACCCGCCGATGAAGCCGGTGCGTCTGACAATCGCCTGAGTCTTGATCCGTCCGATCCGCGCTGGAAAGACATCCTCGACAAATGGCAGGATGGCCAGAGCTACGAAGCGACCATCAAAATCAACCAAGTTTCGCCCGGCGAATACGAAGTTGAGGCGCTTCAATCAGAATCGGAAACCCCCGCCGAATCCGGCCCCGGAGATGAACAGGAAGCCGCCGCTCCCGCCGCCGGAAGCCCGGACGCCGCATCTTCTGCCATGTCTGGAATGATGTAACTGAACCCGCGTTATGGTTGATAAAAAAGTATTGGAGATGAGCGGCATCACTGCCGGTGATTACAAAAGGATTTTCACCGCCAGCAAACTGCCGAAGAAAACCGCCAAGTTGGTCGAAATCATTTCCAGCCGAATGCAGCAGGTTCGGCGAATGAACATTCGCGATTTTCGCATGTGGTGGGCAATTGACTTGGCCCACGAAGTTCCCTTCAAGCAAACCACCCCGACAATCATCGGCGAATTCCTGTCGCGCAAATGGACAACCGCCGACGACGCGTTGAAGGCGCTGGAATCTTGGGGACTCAGCGAAAAGGAACTGTTCATCAAGACAACCACGCCCGACGGAAAAGAGTGCAAGGTGTTAAATCCCCCGGTGTTCTATCAAATCCTCGTCCCGATTGTTAAGGCGTACTCCACCATCCGGCTTGCGAAAATCTTCAACGAACGTGACACGTCTCCGCTTTTCCCCTTCAACCCCTGCAAAAACACCATCGAAAACAGGGTGCTTTGCGATGTCGTCACTGACATTTCAAACACCATCGCCACCGCGCTTGGATACTCTGCGGAGTTGCGCGAGGCGATTCAGCAAATGTTGAAATATGGCATCTCCTTGTCGTTTCCACGGGAAGTCTGGTACAAGGAAAAACAGGATCACTGGGACGATGAAACCGAAAAAGCCAAGACTGTCACGACCAAAGAGGGATTGCGCCATGTGTTTCCACACCCGAGCCGGATGGGTTACGACCTGAATTATTCGCTTTCAACCTTCAACACCAACAGCGGTTGTTCGTGGGCGCTCTATTGGCATGTCATGCCGTATGGCGATATTCTGGATGGCACCTATTGGAACCGGGAGAACATTTTCTTCGGAACCAACTGGATGAGCGGGCCGGATGCTCAAATGTATTTCCGCGAGGCGTTCCCTTGCACGATGGAATTTCCGTCATTCGACGAAGGCACCGGAAAGATGGATCGTGAAAACCGGGCCGCGTACTACACCGGCACCGCACACCGCGACAAGGCTGTTTTCGTCACGGAATTCTTTATGAATCTGATCCCGAGCAAGTGGGGGCTTGGACGCTACGCAGATTCAAACCTGAAAGAACTGGACGCCACATACAACAAGCCGGTCTGGCATCGGTTCGTGATGGCGGGCGATGACACCGTGCTTTACTGCGAGCCGATTGCTTACGTCCCGAATTGGTTCATGGGCTACGATTACGATCCGCAAATGGGCCGCACGTCGTCACTCTCTCTGGAATTGATTCCGTGGCAGGATCAGGTTGGAAACCAGCTTTCACAATTGATTTTGACGTGCAAGCAGAACATGGCAAACGTCACGTTCTTCGACAAAAATATCATTGACCCAACCGCAATTGATAAGCTCGAAAAATCCGGCAACAGTCGTTACACCGGAATGAATTTCATCCCGATTGATTCGATGCGGATGCAGCGCCAAGGGTTATCAGCGGATAAGGCTTTGTTCCCAATGAGCCTTGAAAAACAGCAGATTCAGGAGCAATTCCAGATGTTAAACACGACGTTGAACATCATGGAGCGCGTCCTTCAAATCACTGCGCAGGAGGCCGGTTCAGCCGCGTCACACCAGCAAAGCAAAGCGGAGATTGTTCAAACCGGCGGAGCGAGCAGCAACCGACTTGCGTTCACATCTTCTTTTGTGGACGACGCCATTGACGCATGGAAGCGCCAGATTTTTGAGTCCTATCAGGCTTACGGCGACGGCAGCATCACCGCCGAAATCGCTCACCCCACGATGAGTCAGGACGAGTTTGCGAAAGTTCTGGCCAAGCTTGGACTCGAAGTTCAAAGCACTGTCATCGGCGACAAGAAGGTCATCGTAACTGGGAAAAAGAAATCCCTGAACGCCCTTCGACTTGAATCTTTCGCCCGGTCAAATGAAGGCCCGCAATCACTCAAGAACCCGGAGCTTGCGCAGCAAATCTCTCTGGCTGTGGCAGCAATTTCAGCGAGCCCGTTGCTGTCTCAGGCGGTTGGTGCAAAGACCATCCTGAAGCTCATGGAAAGCGTTGTCGAAATCGGCAGCGGAATCCGTGGCACCACGTTCCAAGCCCAAGACCAGAACGCCACCGGAATCCCGCAGGACATCATTGACGCGATCCAGAAGGCGCAACAAGCCACACTTCAAGCTGTCGAGCAAAAGATTGCCATCCCGCTCGCCCAAGCGAACGCGGCAGAGGACAAGGAGATTGAACAACTCAAGCAGACGGTTGCGCAGCTTGAGGGCATCTACAAAATTGCCGAAGCGTCGCAGCAAAAAACCGTCATCAAGCAGCAGGAGGCACAGGCAAGCATTGAGCTTTCCGCCCAGAAAGCCGCCGAAGAAGAAAAGCGCAAGAACTCCGCCGCCGCCGCCGAACGGCTCCGAAAGGATCAGCTTGCCCAAGCGGAAATCGTCCGCCAAAACGAGCTTACCCGGGCCGAATTGCAACGCACCAACGAGGCGCACCGGCTGGAATTGCAGCAGCAGGCCGAAGCTTCCCATCTTCAGAATCAAATCGCGGCCCACGAATCCGTAGCGAAAACAGAAATCGCCAAAACCGCCGCCGCCAACAAGCCGAAGCCTGCCAAGAAAGCGTAAATCGCCAACTTTGGCGGGGCTACAAAAATCAATCTCAGGATTTTGCTTGCACGCACGCATGTTTATAGCGTAGTTGTTAAATTGATTACGCGAAAAATGATAACCGCAACACAAGTTCCGATTCCAGAAGTCAGAAATAACGCAATAAAGGCGTGGTTGCGAAAGGTGGAATGCTCCCAGTTGGTCGAAATCGTCGAATCCAAACAAAAGACTTGTGAGGCGGCGATGACCAATCTGGCAACGGAAAGCGCGAGGTATCCCATGAAGGTTGTCGAGGCCAATGAGAAAATCATGCAGGCCGCTCGGTATGTCACTTTCCTTGAGGTTCTCCAAGAATTGAAGGACGAAGAATTTTTCACAAACACAACCCTTAAATAATATGCCTGCCGAAAAAGACCCAGCCACCGGAAAATTCGTATCAGCCGATGCCGCCGCCAAACCCGCCGCCGAGACAACTGCCGCGCCCGCCGCACCGGCAGATGCCAAGAAGGCTGTTGAGGCCGAAAAGCCAAAAGAGCCGAAAGAATTTACCAGTGAAAGCCCGACATCTCGCTTCTTCGAGGAATTCACCCGTCCCAAAAAGGAGGATGCCGCCACCAAAGAAAAACCGAAGGCCGACAAGGAGAAGGCCGACAAGGAGAAGGAAAAACAGGCTCCCGCCGCTGCCGCCGCTGCCGCGAAGCCTGCCACGAAGCCCGCCGCCGCAAAACCCGCCGCGAAGCCAACCCCGGAGCCGGTTGACGTTGAGAAAATAATTCGCTCCACGGCAGAGGCCGTGACCAAAGCCATCCGCCCCGCTGACCAGCCCAAAAAGGATGAAAAAACGGCTGATCCTGATGCTGACCTCTCCGCGCCGGACAAGCGCCGGATTGAAGTGTTGAGCCACTTGGAAAAAACTCAGCCCGAAAAATATACCGGGGTTGCTCAGAAATTCCGCGAATTCAGGGCAAAGCTCAACGCCTACTCAAAGTCTTGGGAGAAGTCACATCCCGGTCAGGCGTTCGACGCCACTGACGCGGAACACGAGGATTTCTACACGCAAAACAATCTTTACCAGCCTTGGGAGGACGAAGATTTCGACGAAGCCCGGATCAATCTCATCGCCAGCAAGGAGGCGAAAGCTGCCAGCAAACCCCTTGAGGATGAACTTGCCACGCTGCGCAATGAAAAGAAAATCTTGGAGTCGAAGGACACAATCGTCGCGCACCAGTTGAATTCGGCAATCAATTTCTGGGACAAAATCGGCGACGATTACAAGGGTCTGGTTCTCCCGAACGGCCAGTACGACGCCGAAAAGCTCAAGTCGGTCAAGAGCCTAAGCCCCCACATCCTTGAAACGCTTTTGAAGGAAAATGACCACTTGGACAAGCTGGTTGAGAACACCTACCTAATCAAGCAGCACACAATTCCCTACGATCCCCAAAACCCGATCCACGCCGAACTGGGTGATTTCGTTGTCAAAAAGCAGAACGAATGGGCTGCCAAGCCGCAGAAGGCAAAGCTCAACCAGCACGGCCAGTCGTTTCTACCGAACGATGAATACATGAAGCTGCCTCCGGAGCAGAAAAAGGGATTCTGGACGTTCAACGAGACTGACATTTCCCTGATGTTGGCCGAAGAAAAAGCCCTCAAGATGAAAGATTTCATCACTCGGGAAGAAGAAAAATTCTCAAAATGGGCCGAATCACGCGGCATCAAGCTTCCAACAAAGGAGGAAAAGGCGGGAATGGAAGCCGCTGGAAAGCAAGCACCAGCGTCAACGGAAGATGAAGAAATCGAAGCATCCCCAAGTGCGGGTGGCTCGCCAAAAGTGGCAGAGGTTGCAAAAGCAGCGGCAAAGCCTGCGGAATCAGGCGTTAAGACTTTCTTCAAAGGATTTTAGGGTTAAGTCTATTTCGCATAAGCCAAACGTGGCTGAAAACGAAATATGACTATCAACCAAAACATCTTCTCGAAGTGCGCTCCGGCCATTTCGACAAACATCAAGCAATGCGGAAGCGTGACGGTCTGCAATGCTCAACCGTTGACTCAAAACGAACTTGAGACGACTTACATGAAGTCCGGTGATTACCGGGTCATGGACGCGCTCATCAAGCACGACTTTGAAATCAAAATGTGCGAGGCCGTACAGAATGGCATGTACGACTTCCTGATGGCCAACAAGCAAAATTGGAGCAAGAAGCTCAGTTTTGAAAAACCCAACTCTGGCGAAATTGCCATTGCTCCGTTCGTGAAGGGCCGTCAATACAGCCCGATCAACAACGAGTATTGGAAAATCACCAGCGGCCACAACACCAACGCGATTGACGGGCTGATCTTCTGGCAAGTCAACGTCACTTCCACCACGAACATCCCCGCCGATGTCCGCAGCTTCCCCACCCGCCAGCGCGTGTTCATCGACGGCAAAACCGCCGGTAACGTCGCGACCAAGACTGCTTGGGAAGTGGCCGAAGTCATCGACAACCACGACAATACTCTGACCCTCCTTCTCAAGAGTCAGAACACGAATTCCAGCCTGTCCGCCGCCAAGTTGACGGTTCCCCAGACTGGTATCATGCGTCGCGGCACCCCGAACGTCTCTGATTTCGAGAAGTTCTGCGCCGAACCGCCCGCTTACCTGAACTGGAAGAATGTCCCGTTCTGGGTGGAAACGACCCGCACGACCATGTGCAAGTCGTCTCTGTACGATCAATGGCGGGAACTGGTCATCGCGAACAACCCTCTGTATAAGGAATTCGGCGATCTCCCCGACATCGAAAAAAACAAGCAGTTGGCGAACGACTGGCAACGCCGGTTGGTCAACCAGATGTTCTGGGGCAAGGCGCTCCCTTACCAGAACCCCACGGAATACGACCAGCTTGAGCAAATCATCAGCTTCAACGGCGGTGATTTCGGCGTGGACGGCGGCAAGTGCATCGGCAAGCGTGCGAACGCTGTCGGCGTCTATGAACAGTTGGCGTCCTGTGGCCGCGTGACCGATCTGGCTGGCGGCAAGCTGTATCTCCTGTCTCTGTTTCAGGAGCTTTACAACATGATGCGCGTGCGTCAGGGCAACGGTGCGAACAATGCCCGCGAATTCGACATCTTCACCGATTCCGGGACGGCTTCGATCCTGAATCTGGCCATGCTGGAATACTACAAGGCCCAAGCGCCCTCTGACACGTTCCGGCTCAACTACGACATCAAATCCAACAATCAGGCCAAGAAGGCTGAATTCGGATTCTTTTATCAGTCGTATCCGCTCAACTTCCCGCAGGGCGTCACGATCAACATCATCTTCCATGAGTTTTTCGATGACTACATCACTGCGGCGGCGACCAACGACGTGAGCGGCAGCGCCTACGCCAACACCGCCCGCGTGCTGTGGATTCTGGACTTCCCCGGAATTTACCCCGGCATCATCGCCTCAAAGCGCATCACTGCGGCTACCGGCGATTTGAGCAAAATGGCCGCGCTCAACCCGGACTTCGCGTGCGTCATGCAGGTTCACACTCAGGAGCAAACGCTCACGAGCATGACCTACACGATGGTTGTCGAATGCCCGAAATCCAACCTCATCATCGAAAACTTCGCCATCGACGTTGGCTCGAATCTGCCCAACGTGACTGTGGTTGATCCGACGTTCGGCACTTATCCGCCGACCACGACCACGACCACCACGACCACCGTTTCCGGCGCGGGCATCTTCAAGAACACTGCCCAGACCTACACGGCAGAATGCCCGAACGGAACCGCTGGCGATCCGAACAGCGTCACCATTGCGGCACAAACCGCCGCATACAACAGCTACATTTCGCAGTCCGATGCGAATGCGAAAGCGATGGCTGCCGCAAAGGCTCAAGCCGAAGCTGGCCTGTCCTGCGCGTAACACTGTCCTTGGAGTCGCCGGGTAATACCGGCGACTCTGCTGGGGGTGTGTCCGGCTTCTGGCGGCTCCAAGGCTAATCTAAATTATGTTGCACGAATCGGCATCCCGGCTTACAACTGGGATGCCGATTCTAATTTAACCAGCAAACCAAAAATCTCATCATGTCAAAACATTACTTCGTCCAAGAACTCCACTACGGAGGCGTCAATATAAATACCCAGCGCGTTCCGTTCGAGGTATTGGAAGGCAATCAGGCTGTCATCGAACTCGACGACGAAAAGGAAAATGACAAGGTTTTCATTCAGGGGTTGCAGTCGATGGTTGGAACTGCGTCCATCGTTCGCATCACGAAAGAGGAATACGACTTAAAAAAAAACTCGTTCAAGTTGCTGCCATCCGGTCAGCCGTCTCAAAAGGAATATCTTCGAGTCCTCCAACCCTCAAATCTGGTGCCACCAAAAAAAGATGCTGCGGCGGTTAGCCAGCCGAGGATCATCCCCGACACTCCGACCAAAAAGGTCACGGAAATCACGCTTCCGCCACCGTCTGCAACCCCTGACCTTCTCGACATGGCGTTCAAACCCACAACTGGACGCCCGCCAGCGGCAGCCGCAACAGTCGTGAGATAATTTATGATTAGCTTTGGCAAACTGAAAACCGATCTTCGGTTGCGACTTTTCCCCACCGGGGAAGCGCCCAACCTTGTTGTCTCGCACAACGCTGCTTTCGTTGACGCGATCATCGACCTGCAAACGTGGGTCGATTGCTTGAAGCGGGACAATACCGACTTGGTTGCGCAGTGTGCCACGCTGTTTCATTGCGGCGTCACCGTATTTGATGCCCCTCGCGGAAATATCATCAAGCTTTCGGTGATGGACAAGGTTAAAGCCACCGCAGCGGAGACGGCGGCAGCGGCGGCAACGGTAGAAACAGACTTTCCCCTGACTCCCATCTTTGATCCGCCGCCGGATGCCAAGATTGTTTTCACCGCCACCCGCTCCGGCCCGGTCAAGATTACGCTTTCCCAATCGACGGACATGGCTGGATTGATTTCCCCTCCCGGGCCGCAGTTTGTTTTGGTGACACTTTCTTACACCGACATTAACAATATCTTCAGGACATCGCAGCCCGCCGGAAAACTGCTTTGGGGACAGGCGGACTCGGTCACGGAAGCGACAATCAATTGTGCCGCCGGTTCTACTGTCACGGCCACAATCACAGTTTCAAACATTCCGTTCAACGACGGTGGATATACGATTTCGATCATCGCTGAAGATGCGGGCTCTGTCGCAACCGACGATGATTGGTGTTCTGAAATTCCCTATCATCAGGTCAATTTCTGCGGCATCAGAAACCTCATGTCCAAGACCGCAAAGACCGGATGCGGATTCGACTTCACTCAATTTCTCGCGTTACCAACTTGCGGAAAGAGCCGCTTCCCGGAGCCTGATGACGCGAACACCAAAGGGTTGCCCACGCTGCCGCTTGGTTATCACTACGGACAGAAATCTACCGATACGAAAAGCCGAGCCAGTCATGGTGTGTGGGCAATTGAGCGTGGTAAGATTTACATAGCGCCTTGGATTCAGTCAACGGAGACGGTCATCATCAAATGGGATGGCATCAAGCGGACTTGGAATGATGGGGACATGCTGGACGATGATCCGCTTCTTCTCCGCGCCATTGAAAATTTCGTGGCATGGGAGCATTACAGCAAATGGGAGAGGGATGCCGAGTCCGCTGCGTCCGCGTTGCAGCGTTACAATGAAGCCCGTTCGATGCTCATGTATCAATGCGACGAGGAAAACCGTATCCGCGATTGCGAACCGAGCCGCGCCCGGGGAACCTCGTTCAGTTCCGAAAACTCAACCGGAACGCTCTACTACAACGACCAAGCGCGATCCTTCACCGCGAAGTGCGGGCAGGGCATGGTTGGATCAGATGTTACCGTCACGATTTCAAGCGGCACCGTGGCGTCGAACATTTCCGTTTCGGACGCCAACCAGAAGGCTTTCGATCAGGCGCAAGCTGAAGCTCAATCCCAACTGGATTGCACCGATGTCCCGCCGTCTTTCACGAACGATGCCCAATCTTTCACCGCAGTTTGCACGGCTGGCGGCGGAGCGCCGAACCCGACAGGAAGCAGTGTGACGCGCACCGTATCAGCGGGGACGGTCACGTCGTCTGTGTCAAAGGCTGCCGCCAATGCCGCCGCCTTGGCGCAGGCGCAGGCCGAAGCGGAAGCCGCTTTGCAATGCACATGGAACAACGCACAGCAGACCGCCACGGCAGTTTGTGCCAGCGACAACACCAAGACCCAAACGGTCACTGTCGCGGCGGGTGTTTATACGTCAACCGTTTCTCAGGATGACGCGAATGCCAAAGCCATGACGGCGGCACAGAATCAGGCCAACACCCAACTCGCATCAGCGGGCTGCGTTGGAGTCGGGACGACGTACTCGAACACGATCCAAACTGGCGCTGGCACCGTTCAATGCTCTCAGGTCTATACCGGCCCGGGCGGACATCCCGCGATCAGGGTGATTCCGTTCACCGTCAACGTCCATGTCGCGCCGGGAACCTTCACTTCAACCGTTTCTCAGGCGGATGCAAACGCCCTCGCGCTCAACTACGCAAACGGGCTTGGCAGGATTCTCGCGCAACAGAATTGCTCTGTCGGAACTCCGCAGATACAAACCGTGAACTACCCTTAAAATGAACTTTGGAACTGTCAACCGCCGCCAGTGTGAAAACCTTCCACCACCGATTGATTCCCGCTGCGCTGATCCAGCGTTCGCGCTGGCCAATCCGGCGACGTGTGCCGCACAGCCCCGCCTTGTGCTGAAGCCTGACATCGGAATCGTCTGCCTGTACGGCTCGGTTCAAATGAAGGCTTTCCTTGTGGACTCCGCCGGGGAAACCGACGTGACTGACCAGACCATTTTCAGCAGCAGCAACAGCGGCATCATCGTGGTTGGCGCGATCAGCGGGAACGCAAACGCAACTGGCATTTCCGGGGGTAACGCCAGCATCACAGCTTCCTATCAAGGTCGAACGGCAGTTGCCGAAGTGACGGTAATGCCCAATGCCGATTGCTGCACTGAACAGTCTGTCGCCTTGGTGGTGATGGTGGACACCAGCAAATCAATGTCGCAGGCGTTCAACGGCTCGTATGCTACGAAGTTGGTTTTCGCCAAGTCGGCAGCGACCCGCATCATCGGTGAAATCAATTCCGGCAAGGACAAGATTGGGCTGATTCAGTTCAACGACAATTCGACGGATGTCCTCTCCGATCCAATTTCCGCAAAGCTCACGGTGAAGGCAATGGTGGCTGGGATTTCCCAAACCGATCAATCCACCAGCTTCTTCAACGCACTCACGTCTGCGGTTGCCACACTGGCAGCCGTTACCGCTGACCGGAAAGTCATCATCCTGATAAGCGACGGACAAGATCAGGCCGGAACCTATCTCACGGAAAACCCGATTGCTGTCACAGAAGATTTCAAAGCAGCGGGCGGCATCATTATGGGCCTTGGAGTCCGTGCCGCCGGAAGCGGGTTCTCGCTTCTCTCACTGATTTCAACTGGCGGATTCTTTGTCAACGCGTACGCCGCCACGGCATCAAACTCTCTCGATTACATCAGTGGAATGAAGGGCTACGTGTGCGCCGGTAATTGCACCCCCGCTGGTGATGTCACTGTCCCGACTCCGATGTTGAACTTTCAGCAGATGACCAATTGGAGCATCATCGCTGGGACGATCAATCTGGTTGGCCCCGGACTCTTTGACGTGCTGCCCGGCAACGGTCTTTATCTCGCGATGGATTCCACCGACTGTGAAATCCAGACTCGCAACACGTTCAACTTTGTTGCTGGAAAAACTTACCGCATCCGGGTCAACGTCGCAGGAAACCAGAAAGTTCCAGCATCGTCCAAAGTCAAAATCACCATTGGAAGCGGATTCACGACTGAAATTTTGGTGTCCGACTACTCTCAGGACTTCAACAATTACAGCTTCAATTTCACGCCGACATCCAGCTTCAGTTCCGTAATCAACATCGCCACGACGATCAACACTTCCGGAGTGGAATGGGGCGTCTTGATTGATGCCATCACCCTCGACAACGTGACGGACATCACTTCCATGTTTTCGGATTCATTCGACAACGAAAATCCGAAATACATCCCGCCCGCTTGCGGCTGGGGAACGACTCTGGTTCAGGGAACAAACGCCATTGTTGTTGCGGGTGCGGGCGATGCCATCAATGGCACCTACACATGGGATGCAGAAACCGAACGCTACGTCTTGGGCGGATTCTACGTCTATTACGATCCGGCGTATCGCGGTGGTGTATGGGTTTTGACCATTGGCAGCAGTTACACGTATTACGCGCTGACCCTTACCGGAACATGGTTTTCATCCGGCGGTGAAGATGGCGGGACTCCGCCAGCGCCAACGGTGACTTACGTTGGATCGCCGTCTTACGAGTACGGCACCAGTCCGATTTGCGACGTTGTGGGCTGCCTCAGCGAGCCGCCGCCCGCGCAGTCCCCTGATCCCAGCGCGTTGCCGGATATTGAAGCCGGATTCACCCCTCCAACCGTTTTTAACAGCACCAAGACGGCGTGCGTGAGTTGCCCGGTGGGGACGGTGAATGCGCCTGTTGGCGATTTGATTCCGAACATGACGAGCAACACCGCCCCAAGCGGGATAGCTTCCGCCAGTTCGGAACCTTATTCGCAATATCCAGCGTGGAAAGCTTTCGACGGGCTCATTGCCGTATCCTCAATCCCCGACGCCGGAGCTTACCAATCGTTTTGGGTTTCGGATTTCATCAATCCCGCGCAAAGCCCCTACTCGCCGCTTCCGCAGTGGTTGCAATACAAATTCGACACGGCGAAATCCGTAAATGGATATTCGATTTCCGCAACGTCGAAAGACTTGGCCCCCGTGTCATGGACGCTTCAGGCATCAAACGATGGATCAAGCTGGACGGACTTGGATACGCAAACCTCCGTTTCGTGGTACAGCTTCGAGACTAAAACCTTCACAATCACGAACACGCTTTCGTTTTTGTATTACCGGATTCTCATCACGGCAGCGGGCAGCTCGAACCAGATTGCCATTTCCGAATTCAACCTGCTTTCAACCGCGCCCGATCAAGTCTGCATCGAACAATCGGCCAGCAGCACCGTCAGCCAAGCGGATGCCGATGCCAAGGCGCTCGCCGCCGCCACGCTCGCGGCCCAGTCTCAGTTGAACTGTGTGACGCAGTACACCTCGACGGAAACCTACACGGCGACTTGCCCGGACTTTTATTACGGCCCTCCTATCACCCGAAGCGCCACGGAAACGAGCCTTATCAGCCAAGCTGACGCCGACGCGAAGGCGCTGGCTGCCGCCCAAGCCGCCGCTGAAGCCGCCCGCGACTGCACGATGTCAAACAACGAGCAGACGATTGCGATCAGCAGCACCGGCCCCGCCGCGCCGTATCCGTCCGTGAAGGCCGTGTCTGGACTTTCCGGCTTGATTACCGGGGTCACAGTTGACCTGAAAAAGCTCAGTCACACATTCCCGGATGACTTGCT